TGTTCCCGCCGCTGGATGAGACGGACAAATACGTGATCTTGCCATTCTTCTGGATCCCAGAGGAGAACATCGATCTGCGCGTTCGGCGCGATCATGTGAACTATGACCTTTGGGAGAAGCATGAGGTTCTTCTGACCACCGAGGGAAACGTCGTACATTACGGCTTTATCGAAACGTTCATTGAGCAGCTCGGTCGGAAGTACAACATCCGTGAGATTGCGTTTGACCGCTGGGGTGCAGTGCAGATGGTACAGAACCTTGAAGGCATGGGTTTCACGGTCGTTCCATTCGGTCAGGGGTTCAAGGACATGTCTCCACCGACGAAGGAACTCATGAAGCTGACGCTGGAACAGAAGATCGCGCACGACGGTCAACCGGTGCTTCGATGGATGATGGACAACATCTATATCCGCACCGATCCGGCGGGGAACATCAAGCCGGACAAAGAAAAAAGCACCGAGAAAATCGACGGTGCTGTGGCGACAATCATGGCGCTGGATCGGGCGTTGAGGAACGGTGGACTTGATAGTTCGAGCGTATATGATGGGCGAGGGTTGCTGTTGATTTAGAAAAGGCACATCCTTTTACGGATGCGCCTTTTGATTTACCGGTTACTTCTGAAGCAATCGCTGCACATGACCGGACGGTCAGTGCGGGGCTGGAATGGAACCTGGCAGGGCTTTCCGCAATTTGCGCAAACCGCATCGTACATCTGGCGGGGTGCATTGTCACGGTAGCCGCCGTCGCGGGAACCGCCATTGGAGTTACCCTTACGAGCAACCCGGCAGGATTTGCAACGCTGCGGTTCATTCGTAAAGCCTTTCTCGGCGAAAAACTCTTGTTCGTTGGCAGTGAAGGTGAATTCTTGTCCGCAATCTTTGCAGACGATGGTCTTGTCGTTGTACATCTAATACCTCATTTATAATATTGCGTGGTGCAGATTGGCACCACACATCTGTCACTGTATTCCACTTTCTATAATAAGTCAATCATTCCAGTGCACGGAGGACGTTCATGAATCCACTCAGATCCTTGTTTCGCTCACGTGATAAGCCGAAAGACTCCCTCAACGGCAGTCGATACAGCTTCTTTTTCGGCGGCACGTCGAGCGGGAAGCCGGTGAATGAAACGACCGCCATGCAGATGACGGCGGTGTACTCCTGCGTGAGAATCCTTTCTGAAACCGTTGCGGGGCTGCCGCTGAACGTATACCGTTACAACGACAGCGGCGGGAAAGAGAAAGCATTCAAGCATCCCCTATACCGGTTGTTGCACGACGAGCCAAACCCAGAGATGACAAGCTTCGCGTTTCGGGAAACGCTCATGAGCCACCTGCTCTTGTGGGGTAACGCCTACGCGCAGATCATCCGAAATGCCAGAGGCGAGGTGATCGCACTCTATCCGCTCATGCCGAGCAAAATGACAGTCGACCGTGATCAAAACGGCCGGCTTTTTTATTTGTACCAGCGCGGGTCGGAAGATCCGACCACACTCGGAAAAACGACGCAGGTGACGCTTTCTCCCTCCGACGTGCTGCATATCCCCGGACTTGGTTTCGACGGTCTGATAGGCTATAGCCCGATCGCCATGGCGAAGAACGCCATTGGATTGGCGATTGCTACCGAGGAGTACGGCGCGAAGTTCTTTGCAAACGGCGCAGCTCCGGCAGGTGTACTGGAGCATCCTGGCACGATCAAAGATCCGCTACGTGTCAAGGAAAGCTGGAATTCGGCATATCAAGGTAGCTCGAACGCACACAAGATCGCGGTGCTTGAAGAGGGCATGAAGTATACGCCCATCGGGATTGCGCCCGAACAGGCACAGTTTCTGGAAACGCGCAAGTTTCAAATCAACGAAATTGCGCGCATCTTTCGTGTGCCGCCGCATATGCTGGCGGACTTGGAGAAATCGTCATTCAGCAACATCGAGCAGCAGTCGCTGGAATTTGTGAAATACACCCTTGATCCCTGGGTCGTGCGTTGGGAACAGAGCATGTACCGGGTACTGTTCAGCGAGAGTGAGAAACCGACGTACTTCATTAAGTTTAACGTCGATGGACTTCTTCGCGGCGATTACGCCTCCCGCATGAGCGGGTATGCCACAGCCCGGCAGAACGGTTGGATGAGCGCGAACGACATCCGCGAGCTGGAAAACCTCGATCGCATCTCGTCTGATTTGGGCGGCGATCTTTACTTGATCAACGGGGCCATGACGAAACTCGAGGATGCGGGGGTGTTTGCCAACGCAACAAAGAAGGAGGATTCCGCTTGAATAGAAGGTTCTGGAACTGGGTGCGAAACGAAGACGGCACCCGAACATTGACATTGAACGGCACGATCGCCGAAGAGAGCTGGTTCGAAGACGACGTCACCCCAAGGATGTTCAGAGACGAACTGAACGCCGGAACGGGTGATGTTGTGATTTGGATCAACAGCCCGGGCGGCGACTGCGTTGCGGCGAGCCAGATCTACACCATGCTCATGGACTACAAGGGGCATATCACGGTGAAGATTGACGGCATTGCGGCAAGCGCTGCTTCGGTCATCGCCATGGCGGGTACGGAAGTGCTCATGGCACCGACGAGTTTACTCATGATCCATAATCCGTTGACGGTGGCAATCGGCGACTGCGAGGAGATGCAGAAAGCCATCGCCATGCTGGACGAGGTCAAGGAGAGCATCATCAACGCATATGAGTTGAAAACGGGCATGTCCCGCGCGAAGCTTGCGCACCTCATGGACGCGGAAACATGGATGAACGCGAACAAAGCAATCGAGCTTGGTTTCGCAGACGGCGTGCTGGAGGACGAGAAGAAACAGACAATGCGCGACGACGTCACGTTCAGCTTCTCTCGCCGCGCGGTTACAAACTCACTGCTGAACAAGCTGCAGCGAAAACAGGCAGGCAAGCAGCCAGAGGCGGAGGAGACACCAGCCGCTCAAACAACCGAACCGAGATACCCCGTGGAGCCGCTTTATCAGCGGCTCTCTATGATTTCACACTGAGGAGGAAACGAATGAATACGATTTTACAGTTGCGTGAGAACCGCGCGAAGAAGTGGGACGCCGCGAAGGCGTTTTTGGACGTGAAGCGCGGAACGGACGGCCTGCTCTCCGCCGAGGACGCAGGCGCATACGAAAAGATGGAAGCCGAGGTCGTCGCGCTCGGCAAAGAGGTCGAACGTCTCGAGCGGCAGGCGGCGTTGGATGCGGAACTGAGTAAACCCACTGCTGACCCGCTAACCAGCAAACCCGCGCAAACCAATACTGAGCAAAAGGCTGGCCGCGCAACCGCCGATTACAAAAAGGCGTTCTGGAACGCGATCCGTTCCAAGAATCCCAGAACGGAGATCCTGAACGCACTGCAAGAAGGAACCGACAGCGAGGGCGGCTATCTCGTTCCCGACGAGTTTGAGCGCACGCTGGTACAGAAGCTGACGGACGCGAACGTGTTGCGTCCGCTCTGCCATGTGATCCAGACCAGCTACGGCGATCGAAAGATTCCAGTAGTTGCATCCAAGGGCACCGCCGACTGGGTCGATGAAGAGGGCACCTATCCGCTGTCGGATGACTCCTTCTCGCAGGTCATCCTCGGCGCGTACAAGCTTGCTACCATGATCAAGGTGTCCGAAGAACTGCTCTCTGACAGCATTTTCGACATCGAAGGATATGTGTCCGAGCAGTTCGGCAAACGCATCGGTGACAAGGAAGAGGATGCGTTCCTCAACGGCAACGGTGTGAGCAAGCCCATCGGCATTCTCAACGCCACGGGCGGCGCGGAGATCGGCGTGACTACCGCGGGTGCATCCGCGATCACGGGCGACGAACTGATCGACCTCGTGTACTCGCTCCGCGCACCGTATCGCAAGGGCGCGGTGTTCGTGCTGAACGACACGACGGTCAAGCTCCTGCGCAAGCTCAAAGACGGCGATGGCCAGTATCTCTGGCGACCGGGCATCACGGAAAACGCGCCGGACACGATCCTTGGCCATAGAATCATCACCAGCGAGTTCATGCCCTCTGTCGCGGCGGGGAATAAATCCATCGTGTTCGGCGATTTCTCCTATTACTGGATCGCCGACCGCCAGGGCCGCACGTTCAAGCGTTTGAACGAGCTGTACGCGACGACCGGTCAGGTTGGTTTCCTTGCTTCCCAGCGTCTCGACGGCAAGCTCATTCTGCCAGAGGCGATCAAGGTCCTGCAACAGAAGGCGTAACGGAGGGTTCATATGGAGATCATTGATACTCCGATGGGTGATGTGACCCGCAACTGTAAGAACTACCTCACGGACGGCGGGGATCGGTTGGTGATTGGTGGTACTCTAGAGGTTCTGGATACCGCCATCGTCACCGGTTTGCAATCCGGATACGCGACTGAGCAAATGGCGGGCAGCGTATTTCAGGCGACGAATCAAGCGGAAAGTGCCGCAACGACCATCGCCGACCTCAAGAGCGATTTCAACGCGCTTCTTCTAAAGCTCAAGAACACCGGAATCATGGCGGCAGACCAGCCGGGTTCGATGTGAGATGGCAACGCTGCTGAGTAAGGTCAAAGCGAACCTGATCCTGACGCACGACGCTGACGATGAACTCATTCAGCGTCTGATCGATGCCGCAGTGTCCTACGCCGAAAGCTACCAGCACCTGACTGCTGGGACCTACGAAGTGGCGGGTATACCACCGACGACCGAGGTTGCGGTGATCATGCTGGCTTCTCATTTCTATGAAAGCCGGGATGGCAGTACGGGCGGGTTCTTTGCAGATAATGTGCAGGCGGGCCAGCAGGTATGGAACACGGTAAACACATTGCTACGCCTTGACCGCGACTGGAAGGTAGGTTCATGAGTTACGGTAGAATGAACACGCGGATCTCTATCGCGCGGGAAGTAGTGACGAAAGACGCGGAAGGATTCGCGACAAAGACCGATCAAGTCATTGCGTCGGTGTTTGCATATAGGGAAGGGCGGCACGGTTCTCAGAAATGGGTCAACCGTGCCTCCTTTTCGGAGGCGTCGGACTTGTTCCGATTCAGAGCGATCCCGGGGCTGACCGTGACCACTGCGAATGTGATCCAATGCGGCGATGATCACTTCGAAATCACGTCCGTTGAGGATGTGAAAGGTCGAGGCATGTACATCGAAGTGCTGGCAAAGAAGGTGGCGCCGGATGGCTAAGGTGAAGATTGAAATGCCCGATGCGTTCCTGAACCAAATCGCCGGTTTGGGCAACGCGCTCGACGCGGCGATTCCAAAAGCGCTCGCGGCGGG